TTCGAACTCAATCCAACTTGCATCAGGATGTATTTTAGTTAATTTTATCTCTTTAGTTTCTTGATTTGTAAATGTAACAGTAATTGTATCTAGATAACGTACAGGTATCACATTTAAGTCTATTTCTCCGAATACTTCTGGCCAAAGATCAATAACATCTTGAGGAAATTTTTTCCTAATGGTCACTCTTTAACAGCTACCTTTTTCTTAATAGGAACTAATTCATCAGCCATTCTGCGTAATTGTGCTGCCTCTTTACTGAGTCTGTCCGCATCGCTACGATATTTCTTTGCTAATTGTTCTGGATTTGTTTCAACACTTTCATTTACAGAACTAGATGTTGTTTTGCCTAAATCGTCAGTTTTAGCTGTATCTGGACTTATGTCTTTAGCAGTGGCAATTTCTTTCACTTCAGTTTTAGATTCTAGATCTTTAAGTCCTAGATCCTGTACAGACATGCCCAATTGTTCAGCAATAATTTGATTTAATTCGCTAAGAAGAATACTCATTTTACTGTTAGGAATCATTTCAACCGCATCAGTAGGAACCTTAACTAAAAGTCCCCTTGCATGAAGGGATGGTAACATAGTTGATCCATCTGGAAACACTGATCTAGCAAGTACTTCACTTAATTCACTACTAGTTTGAGCAGCAATACTGTCAACTAAATTAATCAAAGCATCATGATAGCTTTCACTTAATGATTCTGTTAAAACAATTAGACAATTAAAAGCGTCACCGGGCAAAGTTCTAAATACTACAATACATTTTTTACCGGTCTTTGCTATGCGACCAACATGTTTGATATCAGCCATTTTAGGCTCCTTGATTAGGTTGTTTCGAAACGCTGGCTAAAAAACTAGATAGCTTGTTGTACACTTGCCCTACAGCCATCATTTCAGACGCTTTAAATGCACCCCTAGAACTGGCTAAATCGATGATTGTTTTCATCGCATTTAAATCGTTAACATTTAAGTCGTTGCTTTCCTGTGCAGGTGCTTGCTGAGGTGCATCGGCTAAATCTTTATTTTCTGTAACTTGTTCAGTCATAAAAACTCCTTTTTATAATATATTAATTATCTTTATTAAAGTAGAGGGCAGGCAATTTTGAAGAAGGTTATTTCCTTTTCATTTTCGAACCCAATTTTGGTTACATAGATTATACTGTTACTTTCATTAAGCGATAAATCGCTGCCTATGTAATATCTGCCGTTTAAATTATTATATATCCACTCGTCTAACAATTTAAGATAGTTAGGATTGAATTTGGGTATTTTGACAAAATGAAAATGCACTGCCGGAAAGTCAACTTTCCGGATATCCAGTGCATTTAGAGCATTAATTTTATTTTTTCTCAATCTTTAAACTCGTAATATGCATGAGTACCGAATGGTGGAACGATACTGTCATTACCATGAATAATGAATACTGTATCACAGTAGTCCGGGTCTCCCCATGAGTCCCACGGATATCCATCAGTAAACATAATGAACTTCTTAGGATTGATGTCGTGCTCCTTCATATAAGTCCAGTTGCACATGAAATCAGTGCCGCCACCGCCCATTAGTTCGTAACCCATAATGTCATCATTATATCCATCAAAGTCTGCTTCGTTGTAGACTTTGGTGTCAAAGCACCACAATTTAATTTTGTAGTCTTTGTATTCTTCCATAATACCTTTGACTTCACTGATAAAGTCTTTGCCCATGTCATCAGTAATAGAACCACTCATATCAATAGAGCAGCAGATATCAATAGTTTCATCATAGTTAGTGCCAGGCAAAATAGCATTCATGTGCCAAGCTTTACGACTAGGACGCATAAAAGTATAATCGTTTTTAATTGTACTTTGAATTTGTTGACGCAGAATTTCACGCCAGTTCATTTTAGGTTCAGTGAGATCCTTAATCATTCTTTGAACACTTGCTGGAGTATTACCTGCACCAGCAGCCTGTGCTGCCTGAATAGTGGCTTCGCGAATCTCGTCACGAATTTGTTTCAATTCGTCTTTACTGTAAGAAGGACGATTACCGTCTCCTTCTTTCTCCCAATCAATGTGCTCATCCAGTAATTGACCAAGAGCAGACAATTGTTCAGAATCCATCTTTTCAAAGATTTCATCATAAATTTGTTCAGTACTTTTACTGTAATGAGCAGTATCGTGAAAGATTTTAATCTCTGGAGGAACTTCGCCAATACGATCGCGAATTAATTGACCGTTAACACTATAGTCAGCAGCAGCATTCCAAATAAAACGATCACGACCTTCGTGTCTAGACATATGATCAAACACGTTATGAAGAATTTCATGTGCAACAACAAATTCAACTTGTTTATTAGTTAGCTTGTCGAAGAACTCTCGATTATAAAACAAATGACGTCCGTCAGTAGCCGCAGTAGGGCACCAATCGCTACCGTCCATAATTTTAAGTCGAGTAGCCATATTACCAAAAAATGGATGACGTAGCAACAAACCAACTCGTGCTACTACAATTTTATCAACAACTGGATCTAAATAGCTCATTTTTGCTCCTGAATATTTACTATACTTATATTATAACAGGGCCCGCAGGCCCTGTCAATTGGTTCGGCTTAGTTTCGATCTGTTGCCGCCGCAATGTACTTGCCGTATTTTGCGTGGAACTGGTCGAAACATTCGATTTCGTCCGGATCCAACGGAAGCTGATACTGAGTAAGTGCCAACTTAGTACCCATAACAACCAATTCAGTTTCAAAGTTGTTCATAATGAAATTGAAGAAGTTGTTAACTTTCTTATTCCAATCTTTCTCGCCCTTGTCACAAGAATCTTTGAGTTCATAGCAAAGACTAACAGTTAGTGAATACATAGCCGAAATCTCTTTAGATTCCATCTTAGTAACTTTGCCTTTTAAGATATCTTCTGGCTTAGGCATCTTACTAGCAACTTTTCGATGTGCCATAAACTTAACTGCCAGACCTTCGCCAACAGCACCTGAAACAAGGTCAGTTAGTGTGTTCTCATCTTCGTCGTCGTCAAACAACAGTTCGCTAACGAATGCCCAGCTACGAGGAGTAGCAAAAGCACGACTACCGCTCTTAGGATCAAAGTCGTATAAATCTTTCTTACTAAAAGAAAGGAAACCAAGAACGTCTTTATGAATACGATTGTCAGTAGCCCATGCAAAGTAGTCATCCCAGTCGACACGCATCTCCAAGTGTACAAAACGATTTGCCAACGGAGCAGGCATACGATAAGTAACACCCTTGTCGCTTTCACGGTTACCCGCAGCAACAATATGAACATTGTCTGGCAGTCGGTAAGTGCCTACACGACGATTAAGAACCAGCTGATAAGCCGCAGCCTGAACAGCAGGAGCTGCACTATTCATTTCATCCATGAATAGAATAATATTTTTATGTTGAGACGCTAAAGCAGCATCAGGAAGTTCAATAGGAGGTGCCCAAGCCATTTTGCCACTATCACTATCAAAATATGGAATACCTTTAATGTCAGTAGGTTCCCACAAGCTCAAGCGGATATCAATTACGTGAGCATTAAGTTCTTCGCCTAACTGTTTAACGATATCGGATTTACCAATACCTGGAGGACCCCAAATAAACAAAGGACGATTGGCTTTAAAAGCACGACGCAGAGATTTCTTAGCAGCCTTAGGACCTACTTGTCGCGAGATAATTTCGCTCATTTATTAACCTTTCGTTAAGTTGAAAAAAATTTGTTCTGGTACTTGTTTAAGTGTTCTAATTATACGATAAATCTTTTACACTGTCAAACACTTTGTTGATTGTCGTCATCATTTTGGTTAGATTGATTTTGGCGATTCATAGCTTTTATCAATCCATATTTGCGTATATCGTCTGAAAACATATAAAGTTCAAAACTTTTCTTTTCAGAGAATACAGTTATTGCTGAATTAGTAAGAAAATATGGGCAGTCCATATTTCTGTCAAAAAATATTATTACTTGCGGGCTTAAATCAATTGGTTCAGTAAATGGAACCTCGTAACATTTCAGTTCCAACTCTGTTGTTAAAAAGTTAAATCCTTCTTCGGTTAATCTCAAACCACCGGAATCTTTGCTTCTATGACTTTGCCACCATTTGTGTAAATGTAATTTTACATTAGCAGCATCTATGCTTTTTTCTTTTTGTTGTAAAAAAATTTTAGTGAATGTTTCTTTACTAATCATTTAATTATTTCGCCAGATGTTAATTTCACAACTTGAAATTCATCTGTATTAAACATTTGATTTAATTTTTTAGCAAGATTATGTGCGTGACCAGGATTGCTGAAACTAACTTTTTTATATTTCGGTCCAGGGTAACTAGTAAGACTATTTGAACTTTTTAAGTTAAATGGCTCACCTTTATAGAAAACAGCCCAAATGGCATCCGCTTCTAATACTTGTTCACTTTTATAATTTTTTTTGTTAATGTACTCTAATAATACTTTCGGCTTCGGACGGCTCATATATACGTCTCCAAATATACGTATATATTTATCAAGATTTTACTTAAATCCGCCCCCGTCCATTTGAACACTAATGTTTTGCCCGGTATTTTGTAAAACTTTTTGTAAAAGAGAGTCGTAATCTTCTAATAATTTAGAATTTATTTCGGCCAAACAATATGCTAACATTTTAGCACTTTTAATATCTAATTTAATTTCTTTTTGTTGTGACAACTCAGCAGCACGTACCTGCTGAATAAATTGTTGGATTGGATAAGTATTAATTGGATTTGACATTGCTCAGTGCTTGTTTCATTTCTAATTCTGTTTTATAAGGACCTGTGCTTTCGTAGCGTTCGATCGTAATCAATTTTGGACAAAAACTTTTTACCCACCCTTTTTCAAATTTAATTGTGTAATATCCTGCACAGTATAAACTTTTACTGCTTTCTGACTTAGTAAATAAAGGCAACTTCTTTTGTACATTGAATAACGGGTTGTAAGGATATGTACTTGTAGGATATCCATAGATTTCTCTTGTGTCTTTATTACTTATCGTAGATTTAACTTTTGTTTCCCAAAAGTCTTTGCCAAATAGTTTTGTTAATTCGTCCTTCTTGTTAAAGTACTTTTCGGATCCTTTAGTACTTAACATAAATTTATTATTTTCTTTTTTATGTAAAATTCCTATACGTTCGCCGTCTTCTTCTACAATCCAAAATTTTCCTTCGACAATAGGTTTAGCTTTAATGTTCATATAATCCTCTGTACAGTTTTTATACTTGTGTGAGCAAGTCTGTTCGTATCGGCATTTCATTTGTGTATTTTGCTTGAAAAGGTTCTGCGTATTGTTGAATATTATCCATTATTTTTTTCATATCATATAGTTGACAAAATTTTAAAAGTCGTATGCCAACTTGACTGATATTTTTTGGATTAATTGTTTGTGAATGAATAGTTTCATTAATTAGTGTTGTTATATTATCTGGTTGATACTTTAAGTCGATCAGTCGACGATTACGTTCATAGTCGTCTAACACTCGATGTTCGACACCCTCATGATCAACCCAACGTTGAAGCATGAGATTGTTCCAAGCATATCCTTTGTTAGA